ATATATTTTTATTGTTCAATCCAATAGCCAGCGACAAATTTATATTCTATAAATTCTTTTTTAATAAAAGGAAAATATCTAACAAATCTAAATTCATGTCTATAATAATAACGTGGTTCATAATTATTCTCTATTTTTGTATTATATTCACACAAAAATACAAATTTATTTTTATTATAAATTTTCTTATTCATTTTTTGATAGATTTAGTATAAATATCATAAATCTCTTCCCATGTATAAGTCTTAAATGATTTAATATGAAACCATGTATCTTCCCTTAAATCATAAACATATTTATGATTATTGAAACACCATTTAGTAAATTCTATTTCTTCTTTCATAATTTTTATTTATTATAATGAATTACATTCTTTCACATTTATCTTGATAACCATAATGAAAAACTGACATAATATATATATCGAGCATAGTTTCATCTCTATCTTTAGAATAATCTAATGATGATTGCTTAAATCTGTTATGAATATTTGGTACACATTTTATAATTTCATTTACTGTTATATCATAACCATACCAAATAATTTCTTTCATTGGTGTTTTTATAATTTGATTATAAATATTTTTACCAAACAATTGTTTTAATAATTCTTTAGATTCTGATTGATAATCAGCATAATCACTATCATTAATTTTATTTTGATATCCATAATTTAAAATTGATGTAATATATAAATCCAACATAGAATAATTTCTATTATTAAAGAATTCTTTTTTAAATCTATCTTTTATATTTGGCATAATAGATAAAATTTCTTTACTATTTATATCAATTCCGTTCCAATCTATTTCTTTTAATGTAGTTTTTTCAAATTTTTCATACATTTCATCACCAAATACTTTTTTGAATAATTGCTTAGAAGCGGTTTGATATTTTGTATATATTTCTTTCTTTTGAATTTCTTTCTTTTGAATTTCTTCTTTTAGAAGTTCTTTCTTTTCAATTTTAACAAAGTTCTCATTATAAAAAATATCAGAAGAAAAATTTTTATCAAATTTTGATAAAAATTTATTCAAAAAATCAATTTGTCTTTTATGAAAATCTGCCCATGATTCCCATTTTCTAATTGTAATTTCCTCTATGTCAGGACAAATATCAGAAACCTTATATCCCCAAATTTTGCGTAGTTTTTTTCCTTCTTTTTTTCCTTGATTGAAACTTTCCTGAAATTGGTTTAAATCGCTTTTTATACTTTTTTCAGTAGGATAATATGAATTTTTTTTGTATAATTCTTCATTTAAAAAATATTTTAAAGTTTCTTTACATAATATAATTGATTCATCAATCCAATCTTGTTGCATGAATTCATTTTTATAATACATATCACAAATTAATGAATAATTTTTACTAAATGGATATGGAATAAATGGATAATTACTAATTATTTTTCTTAATTTAGGCTTATAAAAATCTTCACAATCTTCTATATCTTTATCATATCTATAATAAACATTATCTTCACCATTATTTATAACTTCAATTGGAGATTTAAGTGAACTTACTTTATAAATAATAGTATCGAAGTAATCTGTAGGTAGTTCTTTATATTTTTCCTTACCGTATGGTTTATCTTTAATTCTAATATAATCATCAGTTTTTTTATTTCTTTTATATTTTTCTTCAACTACATAACCACCTTCTTCTGGTATTTTAGTTTCTGCAACTTCATATCCATTACCTATTGTAAAAAAAATTTGATTCAATACTTTAAGTTTTGAATTATAATAATTATCACATTTGTATAATGTCGGATAAGTTTGAATGCTTCTTGATATAAAATCTTTTATTTTCATATGTATATTATAATATTTTCACCAAAGATAATAATAATTTTTGATATAAACAAAGAAAAATCATTTATTTTTAGATAAATGATTTAAAAAGATGCAAGATCATGATATATACTATAAATATATAAATTCTTAATATTCCCATATATCTTTTTTATACCCGTATGTTTGCCTAATTTCTTCCTTACTTTTATCCATTAATTTATATTCTTCTTCAGAAAATTTGCCACTTAATCCTGGATATTGTATCCATTTTTCTGTTATTTTAACATTATATTTTTTGGAGAATTCTAAAATAGATTTTCTTAAATATTTCCAACCATCTATTGAATAGCCAGAAAATGATAATATATCATTTGGATAAGTTTTTGAGAAATATTCAAACATTTTTTCAAGTAATTTTTTTGAAACCCCCATATTAAAAAAATCATTATTGGTCGATAAATAACTTATACTATATGATTGAGTTGACCCCCAATATGCAAATTTACAAATTCCTAATATATCTTTATTATCATGAGCAATAATCAATCTACATGTATTATTATATTCCTTTGATCCACCATAAGATGATTGTATATCATTATAATCAAAGTAAAGAATTTTTTTCTTTAAATTATATTTTTCATAACCATTATCATAATCATAATAGTCATTATTCTTAATAAATTTATTATAAAAATCACCTGCTTCTTTAATAGTAAAAATATCAATTTTATAATCAATATTCTTATTGTACTGAATTATATGCTTCATATATTTAATATTTATAAATTTAAATACAAAGATAATAATTATTTTATTATTTACATGAAAAATTAATATTTTATAATCTTTTTTATTTTTTATTAATATAATATTATAAAAAATATTAAAAATGGGTATTGTTTATTTAATTACAAATAAAATTAATAATAGAAAATATATTGGAGTAGACACAAATAATAATAAAAATTATTTTGGTTCAGGTAAATCTATTAAATTAGCACTTAAAAAATATGGTAGAGAAAATTTTATAAAAGAAGTTATAGAAGAAAATGATAATAATGAATTCCTATTTCAAAGAGAAAAATATTATATAGAATTATATGATGCAGTAAAATCATCGGAATATTATAATATGGCAGAAGGAGGTAAAGGTGGGTCAGGAACGCTAGCATCAGAAGAATCTAAAGAACTTCATAGATTAGGTTGTAAAAAAGCAGGAGAAATAATGATTTTAAAAAGAAAAGGAAAAACATATGAAGAAATATATGGAGATAACTCAGATATAGAAAAAGAAAAAAGAAGAATTGCTGGATTAGGTAAAAAATATAGTGCAGAAAGAATTAAACATTGTTCAGATGGATTAAAAGGTAAATTAGCATGGAATAAAGGATTAAAAACTGGAATAGAACCTTGGAATAAAGGAAAAAAATGTTATCATAAAAAATATATTTTAACATTATTAGACAAACAAGAATTGACTTTTTTTGGTCGTGATAATCTTAAAGAATATATTAAAAATATTAATTGTTCTGGTATAAATACTAGAGCAATTAATATTAATAATTTAATAAATAATGAATTTGATAATGATTATATATTAAATGTAATAAAATTAGATAAACCTATAATATTATAAATTATTATTTATCATTTCAACTAATTTACTTTTTTGAATCATTCCACTATATGCAATTTTTTCACCTTTTTTATTAATTATAATAGTAGTTGGAATGCTTTTTATAGAAAATAATTCTGAAATTTCCATTTCATCTTCTACATCTACTGAATAAAAATTCATATCGTTAACTTCATTTGAAACATTTTCAAATATTGGAGTGTAAGATCTGCATGGCAGACACCAGGATGCACTAAATTTTAAAGCTATAGGTTTATCATTTTTGAATTTTTGTGTATCAAAATCCATAATTTTTTCCTTGAAAGTTTCTAATGTTAAATGTTCAGTCATAATTTATTTTATTTTTTTATATTCAAACTTAGTTTAATAGTTTGAAATATATTGGAGAAATTATATATAAAAATAAACTACTGTTAAAAAATTTTTATAAAGGAAAAACATGTTACAACTATGTTAAATTTTTAAAAATGTACTATCATCTTTTTCATCTTCAAAATCTATTTCGTTATCAGAATCTTCATATTCTTCATCTTCATCTTCATCATCAGGAATAAATATTATTCTTATTGTAGAAATTTTATCATTTTTTTCAGCATATAAACAAGTATATGAACCATCTCCGTATCCTGAACTTGATACTGCTCCAAAATCTAGCAATCCGCCTTTTTCATAAGTATCAGTAAGATCACAACATTTACCATAAAAAGATGATTCATCTCCCCATTCGCCAAGTTCTTCTTTAGTTTTTGGATATTTTGAATCGTCAAAAATACCACATTGTCCAGAATCAACTCCAACATCAATTCCTGAATCTATCCATTTTGATTCTTCTATAATATCTAATATATCAACACTATCATTTCCAAAAGTAGTAATAATTTCTGCTACTCTATTATCACCTTCATTATATTTTATAAATGAAGTCCATTCTCCAATATTACAATTTTTTAAAGTTTCACAGCACCATACAGTTTTTTCATAACATGGATCTGTTATTCTTAATTCGTCACTTTCAGTATTAAATGTTCCTAATTTTTTAATCATATTTTCATTCATATATTTATATTTTTTATTTAATGTAAATATAAGGATAATAATTCAAATAAAAAAACATTTTGTAAATTTATATATAGAAAAAATAATTATTTTACAATGTGGAAATATACTAATGTTACTTTTATATATTCGAATAAAGTAGCATCAAAACATGGAGAAAAAGGAGTTGCTCCTGTTATATATACTTATGTTAAAAGTAAGTATGCATTATTACAAGCTTTACATTTTTTTGTTGAGGAGTATTATCCATGTGGAGTTTATACAAGTTTTGATCCAAGAACAGTAAAATATGATAAGCCTATTAAAGTATAATTAGAAATTATGATTAAAGAATTTAAAGAATTTAAATTAATAAAAGAAAATCCGAGTTATATACGTGATGAGAATGGTAAAAAAGTATGTGATATGGATGATAAAGATTCTAAACCTTTTTATTGTGAAGTTAATGATAATCACACAAATGTAATAAATGTTTATTTTGGTGATTATCAAGATTCACATTTTAATGCAGGTTATGATGTAGAGAATCCGAGTTATCCTGGAAGATTATGGACTAAAAGTAAAATTATATCTTTTTGGATTTATCCAAATATATTATTATTTAAATCAATAATTAGAAAAATTGAAAATGAATTAAATATTAAAATTTTTAATAATGATTGGAGAATCGAAGTAGTTAAAAAAGATGGTGAAATAGTAAAAACTAAATTTAGTAATGATATTGATGATTATTATAATTCTGATGTAGATTTTGATGTAGAAGATTTAGTTTCTATTGAAGATTATACAGGATCAGAAAATGTACCAGAAAGAGAAAAATTGTGGCATTTAATGAATGCCAAAGAAAAAGCCGTAAAAATAGCTGCAGGTACTAATCCTAAAATTTATGGAGGTTCATATAAAACAGGTTGGGGTACAATGAATGATATTAGATGGAGACAAGCAAAATATTCATCAGAGAGCAAACAAAATAATATATAAATTTTTGAATAAAAAAAGGAAATTGAAAAATTTATATATAAAATAAAAATAATTTCAAAGAATGAAAACATTAAAAAATTATGATCATTTTTCTAAAGAATATAGAGCAAATGAAAGTGCAAAAATCAATGAAAATGTCTTTTCTGATATTTTTAATAAAGTAATTTCTTTTTTCAAAAATCATTTTGGAAAACACGCTTGGATATATTATGCATTATATTTACAGAAAAAAGGAAAACTACCAAAAGGTATTGAATTAATATGTCCTCCAACATATGCTAACATATCAGATATACCAACTGATAAAGAAATTGAAGATTCTCAAATTCAATCTGATGTTGAAACTGTTGATAATGAAACAGTTGAAGATGAAAAAGAAAATGAAATTCCTGGACTTAAAGATGATGAAAATCAAGAAGAAAATAAAGTTGATAATGAAATAGAAGAATTAGAAAAAGTTAAAGAAAGTTTAACAAAAATATATTTGAATGAAAGTTTACTTGATGATAATCAAGATTTTGTAAGTTTAGATCATCCAGATCCAAATGTAGTTAATGAAGATGTTGCTGAATTAAAAGAAGAAGTAAAAAGACTTTATAATATGAATGCTCTTAGAGCAGGTAGGCATCAAGAAGAAGGAGAAAAATCTAATGAATTTGGTAGAAAAAAAACTAATGCGATATTTATTTGGGGTGCACCTGGAATTGGAAAAACTGAAATTTTACATCAGGTAGCTAAAGAATTAGATATTGCCGTAATAGAATGGCATTTATCACAAATTGAGCCTACTGACTTTAGAGGAATTCCTAAAATTGAAAATATTATTGGATCTGATGATTCAAAAGATGAAAGAACAGTTTGGAAATTACCATCAATTTTTCCTACCAGTAATGGTAAAAATGGAAAAGGTGGTATTATGTTTTTTGATGAAATGAATAGAGCACCACAAATGGTACTTGATGCATCATTATCATTAGCATTAAGTGGTAAACATGGTACTTATGAATTACCTCAATATTGGATAGTTATTGCTGCAGGTAATAGAGGATCAGATTTAAGTACAGGTGATTTAACTGATGATAAAATTTTATGGAATAGATTTCAGCATATTAATTTTTCTCCAAGACCTTCTGATTGGATTGGATATGCAAAAAATATAAAATCAGTTAATCCTAAACTTATACAATTTATTACTGAAAATCCAGAATATTATCATAGATTAAATACTGTTAGTCAAGCTCCAAATTGGACATCTCCAAGAACTTGGGAGATGGCATCAGAAGAAGATTATTTTGAAAGAGGATTTGATTGGAAAAATAAATTACCATATAATGAAGTAAAAAATATATATGAAGATTTTGTTGGATATGCAAGTGCTACCGCATTTGTTAACTGGTTGCAAAAAATAGATGAGAAAGAACGTGAAGAAGAAAGAAAGAAAGATGAAGAAAGAAGAAAAAAGAAGGGAACACCAGAATAATTAAAAAACCTAAAATAATAAATTATAAAAAAATAAAAAAAATAAAATGATAAAGAAATATGATAGTTATTCTGAAGAATATAAATTAAATGAAAATGTGTTAAAAAACGCATGGAATGTGGTATCTAATTTTTTCAATAAAAAATTTGGTAAAAATTCATGGTTATATTATGCTAAATATTTAAAAGAAAAAGGTGAAATTCCAACATATGTAGATGAAGATGGTAAAACTAGAGATGTAGTTGAAGTGATTATTCCAAATAATTATTTTGATAGAATGAAATCTGGTGTTAAAGTTCCTACAGCAGAAGATATAGAAAATGAAATACGTTCAAGATTTGATGAAAAAGGAGAAAAAATAAAAAAAGAAATGCCTGTAGATGAAGCATTTGTAACTTTAAAATATCCAAGTGGTGATGAAGAAGTAATGAGAAATATAAATGTTGATGAGCTTAAAGATAGAATCAAAAGAGTTTATAATATGAATTTACATAGAGCAACTAAGCATGAACAAGATAATTATGAAAGAACCTCTGAATTTGCCAGAAAAAAAACACATGCATTGTTTATTTGGGGCGCTCCTGGTATTGGTAAAACTGAAATTTTACATCAGGTAGCTAAAGAATTAGATATTGTTGTTCAAGAATGGCATTTATCCCAAATTGAACCTACTGACTTTAGAGGAGTTCCTAAAATTGAAAATAATCAAACTGTTTCTAAATTACCAGCAATATTTCCTACAAGTGATGGTAATGGAAAAGGTGGTATTATGTTTTTTGATGAAATGAATAGAGCACCACAAATGGTATTAAGTGCATCATTAGCATTAGCATTAAGTGGTAAACATGGTGATTATGATTTACCTCCAAGATGGATTATTATTGCAGCAGGTAATAGAAAAGATGATATAAATACAACTGATTTGACTGATGATCCAATTTTGTGGAATCGTTTTGCTCATGTTAATTATACTCCAACTGTTGATGATTGGGTTAAATGGGCATTAACTAAAAAAGATATTAATCCATTTCTTATTTCATATTTACAATATCATCCTAATTACTTTCATAGATTAGATCTAGAATCTGGTAGTCCAGTATGGGCATCTCCAAGATCTTGGGAAATGGCTTCACAAGATGAATATAATTATAGAGGTGAAGATTGGTCTAAAAAATTAACATATCCTCAAATTCAAAAAATATACACTAAATATGTAGGATTAGAACCTACATTAGATTTTATTAATTATATGAAATTACAAGAGTTCTTTAGTGAAAAAGATATTCAAGATATATATGATGGTAATGCAGAATCTAAAAAAGTAAAATGGCCTACAAGACAAGACCAAATTAGAGCTTGTTCAATTGCTATTGCAACTTTTAAACAAGGTAAACATTTGACTGCTGATGAAGTAAAAAATGTATATGATTTCGCTACTATGGGTAAAGAAAATGAGGCAATTGTAACAATAGGATCTTATTTCTTAAAAGCTCATCCATATATTAAAAAAGAATATTTACCTATATGGACAGAATTTGCTAAAAAATGGCATTCTGTATTCCAAAAAACTATGGTAGGAAAATAAAAAAAATAAAAATGATGATAAAAAAATTTAACATATTTAATTTATTAAGTACAAATGAAGATTTAAATGATCCAAATTTAAATAAATTAGCAAAAGGTAGAGTTAGAGCAGCATTAGCATCTACTATGTCGTATTATAATTTCTTTGCTGATTTATTTTTTCAATTGACTATCGCAGAAGCATCTCCAAATAGTGGAATTGACACTATGGCAACTGATGGTAAAAGTATTTTATATAGTCCTAAATTTGTAAATGAAGTATTAAGAAATACTGAGGAAGTAGCATTTGTGCTGATACATGAAGTTATGCATAACGCAAATCTTCACTTTTTAAGACAAGGAGATAGAGATCATTCATTGTGGAATCAAGCAACTGATTATGCTATTAATATTCAAATAGCTGATATGAGTAAAGAAAAGCCTGAAGGTGCAGCATCTGTTGTTAATATATTGAGTGTACCACAAAATATTTTATTAGATGAAAAATATAGAGGTATGAGTGCTGAACAAATTTATGTGATTCTTGAAACAGAAGAAAAAAATAATCCTAAAAAACCTAAAAAAGGAGGAGATGGAGGAGGTCCAGGAGGAGATGGAGGAGGTCCAGGAGGAGATGGAGGAGGTCCAGGAGGAGGTCCAGGAGGAGATGAAGGAGGTCCAGGAGGAGATGGAGGAGGTTCAATACCAGGAAAAAATGATTTAAGAGAACCAGGTAGTTTAACTGATAAAAAAGGACCAACATTATTTGAAGGTAATGATGAATTAGCAAAAGTAGAAGATGTTACAGATTTAGCTAGAGAATGGGGTAAGATATTAAATGATGCTAAAAGTAAAAATCAAGGAACTGGTTCAGCAACATTGAATAGATGGTTTAATAAAATTGGTAAACCAAAAGTTAATTGGAAAGCGACATTAATTAAATTTATGAATAAATGCTTTGCTAGTAATCCTAAATATGGTTATTTTAATAAGAGATTTATAGGTCAAGATGATCCAATGTATTTACCAGGATTAAAATTTCCTAAGGATAGTGGATTTAGAAAAATTGTATTATGTGTTGATACATCTGGCTCAATTGGAGATGATACACTTGGTAAATTTGCAGCAGAAATTTATGGTATTTTTGGTTCAAAAAAAATAGAAGAAGCTATAATTATATGGTGTGATGCTGATATAAAAGGAATAGAAAAAATAGATCTTAAAACAAAGAGTGGAGATTCTATGAATGAAGGTAAATTTAAAGAAATTCTTGCTAAACATTTTAAAGCAATAGGTGGAGGAGGAACAAGTTTTATTCCGCCGTTTCAATGGATTGAAAATAATATGATTAAAAAAGGAACAGTTCCTTCGTTTGTTATATATTTTACAGATTCTCATGGTGTTCCACCAAATAAATTTAAATATCAAATTCCTAAATATTATGATAAAATATTATGGGTAATTACTGAAGCGCAAGAAGCTCCAGATATACAATGGCCACCTGATAATAAATTGTTTATAGACAAATAAAAATAAAAATCCTGAGAAATCAGGATTTTTTATTTTTTAAAAAAATTATATATAGTTTATAATAAAAAAATCAAATATTAAAAATGAAATATTTAAAATTATTTGAAAAATCAGTAAAAGAGCATCCTTTTATATCAGCAGCAAAAAGAGGAAATACAAATGCGGTAAAGCAAGCGATAAAAGAAAATGTTGAAATTAATATGAAAGATTCTGATGGTAGAACAGCATTAATGCACGCTATTAAATTTCCATTTGTTGTTGATGCATTAATAGAAGGAAATGCTGATGTTAATGCTACTGATAAGCACAAAATGACAGCATTAATGATGGCGTCTACATTATTAGTTATTAATAAATTATTAAATGCAAAAGCAGATGTTAATATTAGAGATATTAATGATAATTCAGCATTAGTATATTATGTACAATATATTTATGATTCAGGAACATTTATTATAATATTAAATAAATTTTTAAGTCATGGATTTAATCTTGATAAAAAAAATAATTACGATGAAAATTTTTATGATTATATTATGAAATATAAAAAAATTAATGATCATAAAAATGAGTTTATTGATAATATTGAAAAATATATAACAGATAGATTTCCGCAATATAAAGAAGAATGGGAAATGAAAAGAGATGCAAATATTTTTAATTTATAAATATAATATTTATATAATATTTATATAATATTTATTCATTTTTTATTATCATATTGGTATTAGAAATAGGTAATCTGGCCACTGAAAACGTAACATTTTTTCCATTGCTATAATTAGATATTTCTTTTTTTTGCATTATTTCATAATAACCTAATCTAACCTTCATATAAAATAGTAGTTTTATCTGATGAATTAAAAACAAACTGTTTGCATATTTTTTTATTTATTATATAAATAATAATTATAAAAGTTTGCGTTATTTTATTTTTATATATATTATAAATTATATTTATATTAAATGAAGTATATTAAACATTTTGAAAATACTATTGAAGATTCAATAAAAAAATGTAATGAAAAGATGGCTAAAAAAGCATTGGACTATAAAAAATATTATGATAAATATGTAATATTTAAATATAAAGAAGATTATTATCTTGCTAAATTTATTAGTGTTAATTCATATTATAGTGTTAATCTTGAAATTTATATGTGGAATCCAGATGATTTAAGTTTTGAATGTAAATTAACTGATATATTATATATTTATGAAATTTATGTTAAATCATCATATGATAATATTAAAGATGCAAAAAAAGAATATCTTTTAATATTAGATACAAATAAATTTAATTTATGATAACTATATTTGAAAATTATAATAATCCAGATTTGAGGAGAATAGATGATAATGTAATATGCATAAAAAATTATCATAAAAAATCAACTAATGAAGTTATAAATTTTAAAAAAGGGGTATATTATAAGGTTTCTGGATATTATGGTGATACAGAAGCAGCAATAAATAAATATGTCTTAAATTATTTGCCGATTGAATGTATTCATAAAGTTCTTATGTTCGATGATAATGAAAATCTACAAGAGTTTAATGTTAATTATAATAGATTTCCAATTTTTCTTGAATATTTTAATGTTCCAGAATTTACTAATGACACTAAAAATTTTAATTTATAATAAATGAAAAAAATATTTGAATTTAAAGTATTTGATATACTACAAGATAAAGAAAATGTTAAGTTTTTAGATAAGGTAAAAAAAGAGAATTCAGAGTTATATACTAAATTTTTAAATTTAATTGGTAACAAAGGACTTAATATTGCTAAACAAAAATATGAAGAATTTGATCCTGAATATAGAAAAAAATTAGATATTATAGAGAAAGAACGAATAAATCATATTAAAAAAATAGGACGTGAAAAATTTAAAGAAGAAGAAAATGATAGAATATTAAAAGAATATGATTCAGAAATAACTGATATTCAAAATAAAATGTATTCATCAGAATTATATAATATTATGTTATATATTAGTAAAGATAAAAATATATCAAAATATTTTAATAGTGCAAAAATAAAATCACGTTATGTAGATGTTTTTGATAAACTCATTAGAAAAACTAATAATTTTACAAAAGATACTTATGGTTATTTTGAAATAGATAATATCAATTTTAATTCAGCACATATTAAAAATGTATATACTGGTAAAATACCTAATTTTATATCTATTCATCAATTTTATAATTTAAGAACAAAATTATTCAAATATAGTATAATATTTAATGAATATTTATTTGACTCTAATATTTTTTTACAAAATATTGATAAAAATAAAAATAAAAAATTTATTGCAGATAGAGAATATAAAATTGAAGAATTGAAAAAATTCTTTATATTTAAAAATGAATTATATAAAACAATAGATGATTTTTCTAATTTATTATCAGATGAATACTATAATGAATGGAGTATTATTAATGATACCAGTAAATTCAACATATAATGAGTTTTAAGAGTTGTATTTATATAATGAATAGTTTCATCATCTATTATAATTAATATCAATAGATATTATTAAAATAGCATTTAATCATAATAAAAATTAAAGATATAACAAAATAAAAAATATGATAGTAAGTTTTAAAAAATTTAAATTATTTGAGAGTGCAGATAGCTCAAAATATGAATTAGTAAATGAATTTTTAGATAATGATTATATATCAAATTATTATGATGAACACTATTTGACTAATTATAATGAGAGTGATATTATTGATATAATAACAAATGATCCAAATATAATATCTGGAGTTTTTGATAGTGATAAATATGTTGAAGATACTATAAAAAATGAAATTAATAATTCATCAATGGATGATTTTGATGATCAAGAATTTAAAGATTATATAGAAAATCATTTAACTATAGAAATGGAGAATAAAATAATTGAATATTATTGTGAAAATAATGATAGTGAAAAAATTATAAAAACTGAATATGATGGAATAGTTTCTATTATAGAAAATGATGATATACGAAAAATTGTAATAACTGAAGGTGATTCTACTGAGGAATATGAAATACCTAATAATTTTTTTATTTTGGTTGAAGATGGAGATGAAATTAGTTATGATACTATTATTGCAAAAAGTAATGATGTGGAATATGATTCTGATATGATAGATGATTTAGATTCAGATCAATTAAAATATGTAATACAAGAATATACTGATGAAGTAGATTTTTTTGATGAAATGATCAGAGATAGATATGAAGGTAGATATTTTACCGAACTATTAGTAGAAATATATTGTGTAGATAATTTATCAGAACTTATTAAAGATATGACTCCTAAAAAATTTTATCAAAATTTTAGTTCATATATAGATGATGATAAACTTGTAAAAAATTATAAAAAATTTGAAAATGATGATACTAAATCTGATTGGATAAAATATCAAATTGCAAATAGCATAGAAATACAACATTATTTAATGGATAATTTTAATGATTCAGATAATCTTACATTGTTACTTTTTGAAATATTTGAAGATAAAGATGAGCATAATGATGATATTTCAGATGAATATGAATTTCAAAAAAGATATATAAAAGAATATGTAAAAGAAAACGGTTATGATGATAGTACAGAAGAAGAAAAAGGTGATTTGATAGCTGATGCGTTAAAAAAACTAAATTCTAATTTCATATTAGATTCAGAAATTAAAAAAGAATTTAAACAATATATGTTTATCGTAGATACAAATAAATTTAATATGTAATAATATGATAACAATTTTTAAAATATTTGAAAATATAGAGTACAATGAGCATTATGATAAAAATGGTAATTTGATAACTATAACTAGTAACGGTGATATTATTAGAATTAATAAGCCTAATGTTAATAATTATAGTGATGATTTTTGGAATTTTATACGTGTAGTTGATTGGAATAAAATAATTAAAACTAAGGATGAATTTGAAAATAAAGATAAAGAAGAAGAATTAAAATTGAAAATAAGAGTATTCAAAAATTTTGAATATAATACTCTTATGAATTTTAAAAATGAATATGATAAGTTAATAGAAGAACTTTATTTATATTTTAAACCTACTTGGCTAGATAATAAATATTCAGCCTTTATGCCATCAGATGATGGTTATTTAGATTTAATTAGCTCTATTATAGGGAAAGGGGAATTTTTTATTAATAGATGTATAAATTATCACAAACTATTTATAGATATGGCTAAAAATAATAAATATGTAGAAAATTTTGGATATATATTTCAAACGAGTTGGAAAGAATATGATGAAATTAATACTAAATATTATCCTTTATATAGAGATTCTAAAAAATTTAATATGTAAAAAGAGTAGATTTAAAATCTACTCTTTTATTTTTACCATTGATTATCTGATATATTATTTAATAATTGATCAAAAATTCCATTAGAATACATATATTTTTTATTTGATTTTAATTTATATAAACAAACATCTGTACTAAAACTATTATTTTCAGATAATTTGATATAATCAAAAAAAATCGATTTTGATAATGCATAACTATGTGCAAACATTTTACCTATAATTTTTTTAATTCCGTTACCTTTATTATCTCTATATAAATCTATCATCATGTTATTTTGTTTATTAGCGCCAATTATATTATCAAAATAAAAAATACTCCAATCATTACTTTTTAGAAAATCAAAACAAGTATTTAAATGATAATCTAAATTAAGCTCAATATCAAGATTATCTTGATTAAAACAAATATCGTCCTCAAATATACAAATTTTATCATATTTATTTTCTATTGCATCTTCAACGCAACTAATATGAGATGATTTACAAGATTTTCCAGATATTGGTAAATTACAATATGATTTTTCATATATAATAGGAATTATTTTCTTATATCTAGTTATATTTAATATATTAAACATATTCATTACATTATAATATCTATCAATTCTATTTGGTAAATTTATAAAATATATCATATCAAAATAATCAAAATAATTATGCATTTGCATCGACTATAGTCATTTTATCAAATATTAATTTTTGAGTAGAATCTGAATTTATAAATAATTCCTTAGTATATGTCAGATAAACATGTGTTGCAGATGTGAAATCTAATCCTCCAAAATTATCACAAATTTCATTCATTTGAAAATTAGTTCCAATAGTATTACTATAAAAACTGGTTTTTATAGTATTATTAGTAAATGTATCTCCAATTGTATTACTAGTAAAATCATATCCAATTGTATTACATTGAAAATAATTACTTATTGTATTACTAGAAAAATAGTTTTCAATGATGTTATTATTAAAATAATTACTAATTATATTACTAGAAAAATTGTTTCCAATGATGTTATTATTAAAATTGTTTCCAATAGTAGAAGAACTAAAAATATATTCAATTGTATTATATTGAAAATTATCACTAATTGCATTACTATTAAAATTATATTCAATTGAGTTATATTCAAAAGAGATTCCAATAATATTATAATTAAATCCATATGAAATATTATTATTACCAAAATAACTATTAATTGTATTACCACCAAAATTACTTTTAATAATATTATATTGAAAATTACTTTCAATATAATTATTAGTAAAATAACTTTCAATTGTATTATAACTAAAATTACTTTCCAATATATTATTATTAAAATTACTTTCAATATTATTATTATTAAAATTACTTTCAATAAAATTACTTGAAAAAATGTTTCCAATATTATTATATTGAAAATTACTTTTAATTCTATTGGAAGCAAAATTATTCATAATTTTATTATTATTAAAATTACTTTCAATATAATTATTAGTAAAATAACTTTCAATTGTATTATAACTAAAATTACTTTCCAATATATTATTATTAAAATAACTTTCAATATTATTATATTGAAAATAACTTCCAATATTATTATTTTTACTTAAATTCTGATCTAATATATTATTACAAAAACCATAACCAAATATTACAGTATTTAATGAAAATAAAGTATCATATTGAAAATATTGACTAGATATTATTAAATTATTTTTAGAACCAATATAATAATTCAAATTACTCCATATATTATAATCAATATATATAGAGTTATTACATGGTATGTTATATTTATATGTGGATAATTGATTTGTAGAATAACTATAAAATGTTAAATTATCATATAAAAAAATGTCCCAGTTATGATTATTAGTATTATTATATATATTTATAATACTAACATCATCAGTATTATCATTAATTAGACTAATGAAAATATGATTATTATAAGTAACGACGTTATTTGTATTATAAGTTGTTCCAGAATCCCATATATTAGTTACATTAAGTTGCCATCTACGAAATTTAACTTCTCTAAAATCAAAAGGAATATCATTATTTTGTAAAGTATCAATTCTTCGATAAATATATCCTTTTGCACATCCAGGAGCTAATGTTTGATCATTCACAATATTATAATAAATTATATCTTCAGAATATAATAATGAATATGCTTCAGGTTTTAATGTATTAACAGAACTTGCAGTAACTAATAACGGTTCAATATTGCCAGTATATAAATAATCATATACATTAGTTCCATTGATCCAAATAGTTGGAATTATATCTGTTGCTAAAAATGGAACTCCATCTGCTACGTAACCGACATTACTAAAATCATCACCAGAAGTTAATGCTGGTATAGTATATTGAATTCCTATTAGTAAATTACCATTATCATGAGGAGAATGACTCGCATTTGGTATAATATGTACTGTCTGATAATCAGTTATTAAATACTGAGATCCAATAATTAATTCACTATTATCAATTAATTCTGTTAACCCACTATATGTTACATTAGTAACTCCACCTCCACCTCCACCACCTGAGCCAGAAGTTCCTGATGTGCCGTTTATTCCAGATGTACCAGAAGTTCCACCAGTTGTACCTGAAAATGCGTACACTTCATTGAAATTATTATTTATTTTAATAAATGAATTTCTTAAATTGTCACCAGTTCCATCATTTGGAGATGACCCAATATTAATTAGTTGTTTGCTCATTTTATTTATTATTTTTAAAATATTATTTTATTTATAACTCCGTTTATAAAATAATTTATAAATCCAGTTACAGTTTCTCCTGTTATAGAACAGGATGCAGCAATAAATTTATAAACATCAGTTGTTTTTTCCAATACTGGTTTTTTTAAATTATATGCTTCTATTGCTTTATTTACATCAATTATATTTGCAGTATTACCAGATTCAATTAATGATAAAATAATATTTTTTGCTAATGTATCTCCACTATTTGTGCTGAATAATATTTTTTTCTGATCTTCTGTTGGAAATACTCTATCTTTTGGTATCCAAACTCCTTCGCTTAATGATATTAAATTTGTCATATTTTTTTATTTTTTATGAAATAATTATATTGTAATAATTGTTTTATCTGCTGTAATTATACTATTATCTGCGGTAAAAAATGATGTATCAACTGTAAAATACTTCCAATTATTTTTTATAACTATTACATTTGAAATTTTCCAATCTATATTATTCACCATTAATATTCTTATTGCTGATCCATCAATATAACTAAATTTTAAACTATTTAAAAAATAATTTAAAAATGATATTATTAAATTTCCATTGTTATTATTATTAGATAAATATTCTAATAAATTTGTACTCTTACCGTAACCATATATAACACTTGGAATTTTAGTAAAATCAATATAATTATATTTAATAAAAGATATATTATTATCATCTAAAAATGTGATAATATTAGTGTACGTACCAATTTTTATTTTGAAATATACCCAGTTATTATTTATCCATAATTTTGATTGTTTTTCGCTATTCATATTTTGTTAATTATTTTATATTATATATAAATTTTATAATTAAAATAAATTTTATCAATTATAAAATTTCTTTTAATTCATATGAGCCATTCTCCATTATTAAAAAATTATTATCTTCTGATAACATATAAATTTCATTATTATAAATTTCATTTAATTCATATGAGCCATTCTCCATTATTAAAAAATTATTATCTTCTGATAACATATAAATTTCATTATTATCAATTTCTAATGCTATTTTTCCAGTAGTCTTTAAAAAATTAATGTAATATTTGGTGGTATTAGGTTTAGAAATTAAAATTAAATTATTTTTACTCATTGATATTTTTTATATTTTAATTATATATAATTTTTTATTATTATAAATATGAGTTAATTTTTAATTTGAATGCATAACTTATAATATATAATGTATAAAAATATTTTTAAATAATGAAATGTAAGATTATAAATTCTAATAAAACTACATTAGAAGAAAAAATAAATGAATGGTTGTCTACTAGTAATATTGAAATATTCAATGTCACTCAAACTCAAGATGATGATTATATAACTATTGCTATATTCTATTATGATCAATCAGAATTAAGAAAATTAAAACTTAAAAAATTAAATGAATATTAAATGGAAATAAAAATTCAACTTGAAAAAAAATTAATAATGGATGATGTTATAGGCACAGTTGTATCAGAAGAAAATTTAACTGAAATCATAGGAGAAATAATATCATATGATATAATAACTGGAATAGCAATATGTGAATTATATAAAAATATAGAATAATTTCAATTCTATATTTTTTTGTTAATTAAATATATATTAATCTTTTTCAAGTTCAGAATCAAATTCAGTAGAATAATCTTTATCTTCAATATTATCTTCGATATTCTCTTCATTATTTTCTTTTATGACATCTACTCCAGTGTCTGTTCTTTTAGTTTTAGTTGCTTGCTGTGAATTATAGTTACCAGTAAAATCAGTAAAACTTAATAGGTTTTCTAGTTTTGTTTTCATTATAGTTAAGTTGTTTTTTATTATATTATATATAAAAAAATATAACTCATTTTTAAAATAAATCTTAGCTTAAAAATTTATATATAATATATAAAATTTTAATTAAAATATGAAACATCTAAAATTATTTGAAACATTTACTAATAAAGTAACAATAGGAATCGATATTGATGGTACTATATGTGATTTTGTTAATTCTTATAATACACTATATAAAAGATATTTTCCTGATAAAGAAATAACTAGTGATCAAAATTGGCATTGGTATGAAACTATGGATTATAACGGTGAATCATCTAAAACTTGGTTCAATAATAAAAAAGCTGAAGTGTTTGATATAGCTCAACCATATAAAGGAGCAGTTGATACAGTTAATAATATATATGACTTTGTGAAAACTTATGGATATACATTAAACATTATAACTAAACAACCAACTGAAGAATCTAAAAATGCTGCTAAAAAATGGTTAGATCATTATGGTTTCAAATATGATGATATAATATTTGTTAATTCATCAAGTGATAAATGGAAATTTGTTGATATATTAGTAGAAGACTCTCAAAAAGTTATTGGGAGTAAACCATTAAGTAAAGTGTCAATTAAAATTGAACATCCTCATAATACAGAAATTGAAGGAGATTTTAATATATTTGAAATTAATAACTTAACAATAGATATTATAAAACAAGCAATTTCAAAATTAAAAAATAAAACTGCGGTATGAAATTTATAAAAACATTTGAAGATAGATATTCTGATATCTTTTTCAATAGTGATATTAGTATATTTGAAGCTTGTAGAAGGGGAGATTTAGAAGTTGTTAAAGAATATATAGAAGTTGAAAAAATTGATATAAATATTATAGAAAATAATAATTATACACCATTAATATTAGCAGCAGATAATAATAGAATAGACGTGGTTGAGTATTTAATAGAAAAAGGCGCTGATATAAACTATCAAGATATATATGATAGAACCGCATTACAGTATGCTACATTAAGAGAAAATATTAATATAGTAAAAGTATTAATAGAATCTAATGCGAATTGGAATCTAAAAGACAATCTTGGTAATGATTTTTTGACATATTTACAACTTAATGATAAAAAGAAAATAATAGATGAATATCCAAAACAATATCAAAAATATCTAATGATAAAAAAAGCTGAAAAATTTAATATATGAAAAAATATAAAGAATTTATTAACGAAAATAGAGCATATGGAGAAAATTATGCATCCAATAATATGGATTTTAAATTTTTCATATCATTGGAAGATGCAGATGAAAAAAGACAACAAGAAGCATTTGATGAATTTAGAAAATATGTGACATTAGAAACTCACAATATAAAAAGTTTATTAATTAGAGATAATGATACTGATTGGAAACGTTTCTCAGTAGATAAAAATAATTACTGGGTATGGTATATTCAAGTATATGAAAGTTGGGGCAATTCTGCAATACCAAGAGATACAATAGATTTTTTAAAACTGAGATCTGATGAGATGAGAGGTGAGAATAACCTTATAATTTCATTAGATAATTTCCTTATAATTGGATTAGAAGGAGTTGAAACACTTTATAAAATTAAGAAAGATGCAAATAAATTTAACCTATGAAAAAATATAAACAATTCATCAATGAAAGTATTTCTGATAAATTCAGATTTGCTGTTGATATAACAAATATCACAGATGATCAAATTGATAAATTATTTGATATGATTTACAAAAAATCTGTAAATTATGATGAATATTCAGAATTTGGAAAATCAGAATTATTGAGTCTTAGATACAAAAAGGATATTTTTGGAAGTAATTCTTTCTTTCCTTGGGCTTTAGGATTCGAGATTACTGATTATTTTAATCGTTGTAGAATAGATATATCAACAGTTACAACACCACGTTGGGGAGCAGGATATACTTATATGGAATGTATATTATCGTTAGATGAATTCTTTAAAGTTGGATTTGAAGGAGCTGAAGAACTTGTCAAAGCAAAAGAAGAAATTATCAACATGAAAAAAGATGCAAATAAATTTAATATATGAAAAAATATAACCAATTCATTAATGAAAATAATTACATATTAATTGATAGTAAAGATATGATACCTGAATCAGAGCCTAATATTACATTTGTTATTGATAAAAGTACAAATAATACAATTGATAAGAAAAAATCCGCAATAAATGAAATAAAAAAACATGTTAAATTATATTCTTGGAATGAAGAATTTTTAATATCAACAAAATATTCATAGGAGATATCATTGTATTATGATATAAATAATACTAATTATATTAAAATTTCAGGTATAGATTTCGGTAGTTCAGTAAAAGTAAATTTAATATCATTAGAAGAATTTTTGTTGGTTGGATTAGATGGAGTTGAAAATTATTTTAAATTAAAAAATGACGCAAATAAATTTAACCTATGAAAAAATATAATCAATTCATTAATGAAAGTTCTAAAAATAAATTCAGATTTGCAATAAATATTGAAGGCATAACAGACGAACAAACAGAACAACTTATTGATAAACTCAAAACATATAATCTAAGTTATAATGACGAACATACTATAAGAAGGAATGTTAAAACTCCAGGCTATTATGCAATAATTGTTGAGGTTTCAAAATATTCAGAATATTCAATATCTATCAGTTCTGTTTCTACAAGAGGTTGGGGTGATGGAATAGATTACATGCAAAATATGCTATCAGTTGATGATTTTTTAGCTATATCATTTGATGATATATATGACGATATTCAAACTAAAAATACATGCAAAAAAATATAACATATGAAACATATTAAAAAAATTGAATTCTACAATACAAAAGAATTTACACGTGATTCAGAACCAGAAATAAATGATTACGTCAGACTCAACGAAGATTTCTATGAATCTAAAATACCTGAATATTTTACCCCTAGAAAAAACGATACTGACTATAAATATAGAATAGGTAAAATAATATCTATAGAAACACACAGAATACTATAACGTTAAATTTGATAAATATGAATTGTGGAATAACAATTTTTTAGTTAAACGTGAACAAATAAAAAGCTATTCTAAAAAAATTGAAGATCTGGAAAATCTACCATCTATTGGAGATTATTGCTTACTTGGTTGGAATAATACTGAATTGTGTAAAGTAATAAAGAAAGAAAGAATTGAAAATTTTAGATGGGCTTCAATTGATTATGAAGTTAAAAAAATGAATCCTGGACCTCACGACGGACCAGGAATTGTTAAAACTGATGATGGATCAATGAAGTATTGGTCAAGTTCTATAATTGATATGGAATCAATTATAGCATCAAAGAAATTTAATTTGTAACTTAGGTGGGAGTCGAACCATCTCATTTAGACATTTCAATATAAGACATTATTTTAGCCACTTCTTAACTGTATTGCCAGTCACACCATAAACTCTACCAACAGCTTCTAAACTTGTATCAGATATCATTAATCTTAATTCATCTTTAGTTGGTCTGTTCATTACTTTTCTTTCAGATAATCTATAACACTCATTGCACTGATTTGATCTGGTTTGAATTTCTTTGCCGCATGAGCAAATATTTTTTATTGATGGATATTTTTTTCTAATTTTAATTTTTTTTGTTGATTTATTTTGAATTTCTTCTTTTTCTATTAATTCTTTTTCTATTAATTCTTTTTCTTCTAAAATTATACTTTTTATTTTTTCACTGTCATTAAAATTTATATCATATTCAAACATGATATTTTTTATTACATTATTATCACCTCCTCTTTTTAATCCTATTTTTATTTTGACTTCACTGTAATTTTTGGAATTGGAAATAGATTCCAATAATTGTATCTTATCATATGTTTTCTCTGTTCCTTTATTTTTAGATCCATATGTATCTGTTTGTGTGTGACAATTTGGACATAATATTTTTAAATTTTCAAATTTATGATTTGTACTATCACCATCTTTATGATGTAATTGTAAAGCAATTGGCATATTATTCCATTCTGTCAACCCGCATTCTTCACATCTATTTTCTTTTAGTCTATCTTTAATTAATCTTTTCTTTAAATGAGTTGTGCCATATGATGGATGCAAACCATCTAATATGTCATTTAATGGTATAGCATTTTTTGTTTGCTTATAATTATCTCCAAAATTCCATCCTTGCCCAGTAAAATGATCAATGTTTATATTATATAATTTAATATATTTTTTTACTGTGAGAATATTTCCTCCTACTGGCACTAATCCAATATTCTTGCAAGTGCTTGAATAAGAAAATGATTTTTTAATAACTTCTTCAAATTTTTCTTTATTATATTTATTCATATACTTTTTTTATTGTATATATAAAAAAGTGTGAGTCAATTTTTTTAATAAAATTGGCTCACACTTTGTATTCCAGGCGGGATTTGGACCCGCAGTGTGTCATTAACTGTATTAGATCCTAAATCTAACGCGTCTCAACCAAGTTTCGCCACTGGAACATGTATTGTAACTGAGATGGGAGTCGAACCCACAAAATTCACCTTTTGAGGATGACATGGTTACCAATTACATCACTCAGTCATTATTGTACTGATGGTGGGACTTGAACCCACATTCTTACTTTGTTCAGAAACAGTTTCTTAGACTGCCGCGTATTCATTCCGCCACATCAGCATGTTTTATTGTATTCCTGGTCGGACTCGAACCGACACGCCAGTGGGCAAATTCTTTTAAGAAATTTATGTACTACCAATTTCATCACAGGAACATTTTTTGTACTCTGAGCGGGATTCGGACCCGCATTGTTTCTTAATGTAATACTTTTTAAAAGTATCGTGTTTCGCCAGTTTCACCACCAGAGCATTTTATTATAAAAGAAAAACCTCAATCAAATAAATGACTGAGGTCTTTTTAATATGCTTATATTATTTGTTACAATAGATATGACATAGTACTCTCAGTCCGATTATTTTGTAATAATAGGTTTAAGAGTAGCAAGTTCATTATGTTATTGTAGTTTTTCATATCAGTATATATTCTTTAAAAAATATGATTTTTTTCTATTTTTATTATGTAGTACAAAAGTACGGAAAAGTTTTCAATTCACCAAACTTTTTATTGAAAAGTTTTATCTTTTTTATATTCATTATTTACAATAGCATCAAGAATCTTTTTTTGTCCTTTTTCAGAAACATCATCAAAAGGAAAATCTTCTCCCATTTCTAAGCAATATACATCATTTTTATATGTATAAATCGCTTCAACTTCTTGGTTATTTGTGAATACGCATGGCGTAGTATGATTCTTACCTAATATTTCTAAAATTTTTTGTTTCATATTTTTATTTTTAATTAATTATTCGGACCAACTTCATCAATTCCGATAGATTTCAAATATTTTAAGCATTCAAATTCAGTTTTAAACTTTATTGGTTTATAAGAATTATTATAATCTCTTTTTATTTTTCTTATTTTTTTAAAATTTTCATAGAAATCTTCATTATCTACTTTATATATCAAGTCATGATCATCAAAATAAGGATATTCATAATTAAAATATTTTTCATTATATAAAGTGACGTATATTTGTTTTTGTCTTGTTTCGACGTTACATAGTAATCTTACATTTTTATATAATTTATCTTGCATTTGTTCGTGTACTGTTTTGAATTCATTTGATAATTTTACATCTTTTTTATAATCAATCATATATCATTCAATTCTTTTAATTTTTCAATTCTTAATTTATTTAATTCAAATTTTTCTTTTATTTCTTTTAAATATATATTTAGTTTATCAAATTTTTCCCGTATCTCAATGAATTCGATTGTATTATAACTTATATTATAAAGTATTCATTCCAAAGATAAACTTTTTTTCTCTAAAAATACAATTTCATTTTCAATATCTTTAAATTTCATGATATATTATTTAATTCTTTCAATTTTTCGATTCTTAATCTATTTTCTTCTAATTTTTTATAAAGTATATTATTTTCTTTTTTGAGTTCAAATTTACGATATATTAAATTAACATATTCTTTATCAATCAATCTATTACTATTTAGCATTACGTTAAGGTAAAATATTCTATTATCATTAAATAAAATTTTATTTACAATATCTTTTGATGTCATGATTAATATATTTTTATATTAAATTATTTCTCCTCTTTTTATTTCTTTTCTTCTATTTATGATATTTACTTTTTCATGAATCTTCATTCTTATATCATCTTTAGAAAATATTTCAGATTCAATATGACCATATATTTGGAATATAAATTTTGGAATTGTTTTTATAATTATAGGGCCAAATATTAAATATTTAGGATGACTAGCATAAGTAGTATTATAGTAAAAATATGTTTTTTCACCACAATTATCTTCAACTTGATGATATTGATATTTTTTACCATCATATACAATTTCTTTATATTTTGGATCTTTATAATCTTTAAAAATAAAGGTTTTATTATTTAATTTTTTAGTTGTCATATTATAGTTTATTAATTTCTAATATAGCTTCTGCTACATATAAATATTCAATTTCTGTATTATCATATTCAAATGTTCTATTTTCATCTCTATAGTATATTGATTGACCTAACAATTTACGAATACAAATATAGTTATGTTTAATTCTTGATTTAAAAACATCGCAATCAGGATAAAGTATTTTTACTTTATCTATCAATTCTTTTGTAATTTTACTCTTGCTCATTTTTTGTTTTTGATATGTGTTATTTTTTCAGTTACTACTAATAGCTGACTAATATCTTCAGCAGGTGAAAACAACCAAGATGTTTCATTAAAAATATCTTTAATTGTATCACATCTATTAATTATGAGACTAATTGCTTTTTTGAAATCTTTTTCTGTTATATGTGTAACAATAACTTCTTGATTATCAATTATTTGTATTTTACTTTTCATATTTTATTGTAATTTATTGTTTTACAAAGCAGTCATTAATCCAAAATGTTTTGGTATATAAATATGAAGGATTAGTAAAACATATTTGTTGAATTGTTGCGGTTTCCATCCAAATCATTCTACCTTTTAAAATTAATGGGTACCATAAAAATTTAGTTATTAATCTTACGTCTCCATGATCACCAAAATTCTTATTTTTTCTAAAATCTATTTGCATACAATTTTTATTTACGTTTCATAAATTTATTCATCAATCATAATATAAATGATAGACTCTACAATTAAAAGTGCACATATTGCTATTATTGCTGACATAATTTATAGTTTTTAATTTGAATAAAATATTGAATACAAAGATAAAAAAAAGTCCTCACATAAGCAAGGACTTTTTCATTTATTTTCATATTATTTTAAACTTTTTCTTCTATATCAGGTAGTTCATCTTCTTTTAATTCTTCTATATTAGGTATTTCATCTTCTTTTTTTGTTTTCCAAATAAAGTAGAATAGACTTAAAGAAGCAAGAGAAGCAGCAACAAATACCACATCGATAAAATTAATTGCTGAATGTTGAGTCTGTAATGTATAATATGCATTATCATTAGTAAATTGCTGAGCAGCTGCTGCTGAATAATCTTGTGATGCTTTACGTGAGATTAACTCATGTGATACTCCGAGAAAAATCAAAAGAATAAAAACCAATAAAGATTTAAATAATTTATTTTTCATTATCGTTTTGTTTTTGATGTGTTACTCATACTAGTTAAGCCATACAATTCAAGAAGTGAGAAATTTCCACCAGCGATTGTACTTGGCACTTGAAGTTTACCATTTTTAAGTGCATCAGCAAATGCTAATTTAATTGCAATATCTGCATCAAGATGACTCTGAGCTTCAATAGCTGCTTTTGCTTGTGCAAACTTATTGGCTGAAATTACTTTATTCTGAGCAGTTTGTATATTCATTTCAGAAGAATATTTTTCATCAATAGCATCTTGAATAGCTTTATTTTCATATGAGAATTGTCCAGCAGAACCAATATTCATAATTTTAATACCATATAAGGCAAAATGTGCAGATACATCTTTAGCCATTTGAGAAAATACTACACTTCGTTCATTTTGTCCTTGTGTTAACGTTCTATCTCCAAATGCTGTAGTTAAGCAAGTTTGAACATATGCTCGAACATCACTATCCATCAAATCTGATAAAGATCTTCCACTATAAGAATATAAGAATAATGTAGCCCATTCTTCTGGAATTGATGCAGTTGCAGTTATACAAACTTCAAATCCGATTGATTCTCTAGACTCTACTTTAATTGCATCATTTGAAGTTTTATTCGAACCTCCACCTGCTTGATTCCATTCACGTGTAACAGGAGTTCTATTTACAATAATAACTGTATCAGAAGGCATCCAATAACCAGAATTATTACCTCTACCAGTTTTTTGCCATTGTGTAGGAATGTAAATTCGTTTTGCAACTACTTTGTTCTTTTCCAAATAATCCTGAGATTTTAATTTAGTTTGATTAGTTTGAGTTCCATTCTCCAATGGAATAAGGTAAGCTGTTTCGTTAGGTTTAACCTCAACGATTTTCTGCTTTTGATAAGGTTTCATACAGGATGACATTAATGATACTACAAGCACACATACTAAAATCAATTGTTTTTTCATACTTTTTTGTTTTTTGTTTTTAATAATTATTATTTATGTTTAATTGAGGATACAAAGATAATACATATTATTTTATTTACCAAACATTTTTCATTATTTTTCATATAATAAATTAAAATAATTTATTGAATGTCTAAAATAGAGAACGATAAGTATTATACCCCAATAGAAATTTCTAAATATTGTATTGATAAAACATTTGAAATACTTAATAATGATATTATTACAGATATTATTGAACCAAGTGCTGGTAATGGCTCTTTTTCTAATCAATTAAATTGTACTGCATATGATATTGAACCAGAATCTAAAAATATAATTAATCAAGATTATCTACAATTAAATATACCATATAAAAAAGGTAGATTAATTATTGGTAATCCTCCTTATGGTACTAAAATGTTTTTAGCTAATAAATTTTTTAAAAAATCAATAGAACTTGGAGATTATATATCTTTTATTTTACCAATTTCTCAATTAAATAACGTTGCAAGCTTATATGAATTTGATCTTATTCATAGTGAAGATTTAGGTTTACAGTATTATACAGATAGAAATATTCATTGTGTTTTAAATATTTATAAAAGGCCAGAAAAAGGATTAAATTCTAAGCCTGATTTTAAAATGAAGGACTTGACTATAATAAGAGAAACTTATAAAGGCTATAATGATATTGATAATTTTGATTTGAGAATGGTATATTGGGGATCAGGATGTGCAGGAAAAATATTATCAAAAGATGATAAAAGATATGCTGGAGAATATAAAATATTTATACATAATGATAAATTGAAAAGTAGAATCATTGAAGTTTTATCGAATACAAATTGGAAAAATGAAATAAAAAATGTTGCTATGATGAGAATTAAACATTATCACATATATAATGTATTAAAAAAAGAAATTCCTGAAATTTTATAACTTCAGGAATTTATTTTTATTTTAAACAAATTGATTTAAAATCTTCTAGTATTTTATCCAATATTTCACTTTCATGAATCTCATCATATATTTCTCCTGTTTCAAAATTATATGGAATTGCATACACATCAAATTCACCATCTACAATAGAGTATATACAAACAAAATCATTATTAATGTCTATTGATTCAGGAAAATCTAATGACATAAATACTTTTTTTGCACCTTCATTAAAATATTTTTTAGCTCTATTATAACAAGATTCAACATCTCCTCCCAATGCTAATGCATTCATTTCAAATTTACCATCACTGGTTTCTACAAATAATTGAAATGGATAATGTCCATAACATTCTTCACCGTCCATCAACTCAATTTTAACTAATTGTTCTACAAATTCTTTTACGTTTTTCATATTTTATTATTTTTTATGTTATACTCAAGTTCTTCTAATTTATTTTTTCTTAATAATATGGTAATATTTAAAATTTCATTGTTATATGTATTTGTATATCTTGATTTTAATACTCTTAAATTATTTGATACTATTGATATTATTAATGATGTCATAAATGATAATGTATAATTAAAATTAAAATTATGCTTACTATTAGAGTATTTACTTAAAAATATTATAATACAACTAGAATTAAGAAATAAATTTAATTTTACATTATTTTTTGGAACAAAAATACTATCAAAAAAAATTATTGTTTTTTCATTAATATTTTTTATGAAATTATTTAATTTTTCGATATCTGATAAATATTCTGTGCCTATTATTATTCTATATCCAAATTTAATAAAATCTTTTTTGATCATTATTAAAAAAGATTTACTGATAGAATCCATAATTAACTCAATATAACTTCCTTTAGATTGTTCTATTGCATTTAATATATCTTCATAACTCATAATAATTATTTTATAATTTTAATTTAGATTATATTTTTTGATATAAGTCAGGAGAGTTGTAAAAAATATAGAAAATTATATAAATATTTATAATTTTATAATTTTTCACGGAGTATTAAATAATAATCTTTTTTGTAAGGATTATTATTTAATGCTTGGATAAGCCTCTCATTATCCGTCCATACCTTACTGTCAATAAAATCATTGATCAAAAGGGTTCTTTTCTTATTCCTGTCATTAACTGTGTAAAACAATTTTTCGCCGAAACGTTCTTCGAAATTATATAATGTTTTACCTGCATTAACATCAGCATTTATTTTTTTACCACAGCAAAGACATTCAAATTCTTTCTGTGATTTTCTATTATTTTTGTCTATATATCCACATTTACTACAAGTCTGGCTTGAGTAAGCTGCATCAATAAATTTAATTTTAACTCCGTAATCTATTTTTAATTGATTAAGTTTACTCTTGATAATACTTAATCCAAATCTATGGAGTAAACGATTATTCTTTTTGCCAATGTTACTACCTTTAAAATCTAAATCTTCCATGATTAAGGTTTCTGGTTTATATTTTTTATAAATTTTATTAAATATCCGATTGATCTCGTTTTTACTGAAATCTCTAATCATATTAACTAATTTATTATATTCACTAAACTCAGATAACTTTACATACTTACCATGAATTTCTTTCAAATGATTAGTTAATATCATTAATTGATCATCTAATTTCTTTAACTTTTTCAAGTACCATTTACCGTAGGTTTCTCCATTATTTGTTGCTAACAGAATATTTAATCCAATGTCAAACGATAATTTAACTTTACTTAATTCTGGTTTAATAATATCTAATTCTTTAGTTATCAATACACTATTGAATTTATGATCTTTGAATATTAATGTACAAGAAGTATTAAGTTTACCTTCAAATTTGTCAGCGTATTTATTATTTAGTAAAGGAATGTAATAAAATTTACCTTTGATATTTTTTTTTCCTGATGATAATTTAATTACATATTTTATATTAGAATTTAAGCCAGTTGGTGTTTCAATGACGGCAATTTTATACTGAAGTACCATGTTAATATTTTTGCATGATGGTAATTTACCAAAGAAGTTCTTGAATATCCAACGACCAAGTTTAATTGTTTCGTAATTTACCTTGTGATTTTTACCATGAATGTCTTCATTAATGAAAAATAAATTCCTTTTATTTACTAAACATAAATCTTTCTTTATTTCGTTACTTAAGTTACTTGATAGTACAATCTTGTTGAATTTACGCTTGAAATTACTGACTTTAGATTTAAACAATCCAACTACTTGTCTATTTATTGCATCTTTATAACGTTCAGTTAGAAATGTATAAACGTCTTTGTAGAGCGAGTTATCAATACAAATTGAATTATATTTATAGTAATGATTCATATGTTTATTTATTAACACTTCAGCTACTCTACGCCACTCTGGATATAATTTATCCTGAATGTGTTTTGTTTTAATATCATTTGCGTTGGTGATAAATTTATAAGATTTGATCATTAAATTCAATAATTATTTGGTTTAATCAAAATATATTTGTATCTTTGTACTATATATAAATAATATAAAATAAAGTTTAATATAATATTTTTCTATATTATTGATTAAAATTCTATAATATCATTGATAGATTATAAGACTTATATTTTTTTAATGTTGTCTATTTTATCAAGTTTAATTTTTCTTACTGCTTTTATTGTATCACTATAAGATAGATTGTTTTTATGTTCAGACCATATTCTATTTTTAATTCTATCGTCTGAATTATCATAACAAGATTTACAAATTGTTGATATCCATCCTTTTGTAAATCCAATATTTTCAGTTGATCCACAAAATTCACAAGTATTTGCAGACATATTTTCAGCAAATCTTACCATACCATCTATTTGTTCATCGCCTCCATTAAAATAGAAACTTAAAGTTCCAAATTTTTCTTTAACTTGAGTTGCAACAACTTGAGAGATTTTTTTATCATCAGATCTATATTCGTTATTATTATCTATATAATTTTGAATAGAATAACATAACTGATCTAATATCCAAAACCAACCATCACCATGTTCAAATCCCCAACACATTGCAGTCTTAGTCATACCTTCATAACGATCTATGAAAATTTTTGGATATTTTTTAACTAAATAGTTATCTAATTTTTCAGTCATAATAATTTTATTTATCTAATACATATTTATCATAATAATCATTAAATCCATCCATCATAGTGGTAATTGAATTTGAATTATCATCTTTTAATCCAATAATAGTATCGATCAAACCATATTGTACTGCTTGATCTGAATTTAACCATTTATCTCTTTGACAAAAATTGTGGATTTCTTCAAACGGCTTTCCAGTATTTTGAGAAAGAATCTTGAATAATAAAAAATTATATTTTTCAGTCTCCATTTGACTAATACGAGTGTCATCTACTTTACCACTAGTTCCAGCAGCAACATGATGTAACATAACGGTAGCATTAATTAGTGATGAACGTTTACCTTTTTCACCAGAAGAAAGTAGAACAGACCCCATTGACGCGCACATTGCTAAATTGACTGTAGACACATCAGACTTAATCCAGTTCATTACATCAATGATACCAAGTCCTTGTATAACTGACCCGCCTGGACTTGAAATTTGCATTGTAATATCCTTTCCAGGTTCTGCATTATCCAAATATAACAATTGTGCTTGAATAATATCTGACATAACATCATCTACTTCTCCAGAGACCCATAAAATTCTATCTAAAAGCAATCTATCAAACACAGATAATTGTGTAACATTTAATTTTCTTTCTTCTAATATCATAGGGGTTAGTCCATAATTCTTAATTTGATATTTTATTGCATTATCTACCACTGTTGAATTCATACGTAAATGCTTAGTAGCGTAGTTTTTGAAATCGTTTTTCTGCATAATTTAATATTTTAGTTATTATTTAATTGATTAGATACAAAGATAAGGAAAGTTTTTGAATTACCAAAGGAAACTCAATATTTTTTAAATAAACCTATAATTATCAAGTAAATTGTATAATGCACTTGATAATTATAGGTTTATTATAATGATTTTTTAATTAGGCTTCTGTTGTTTCATCTTCAGATTCAACTTCTGTTCCTTCTTCTTCATCATTAAGTTGTGATAGCATAACATCTTTCAATTTCTGCATTCTTTCGTCTGAGAAAAGAGATTTTACTTTTTCATCATCAATTGGATATGAAATTTCATTATCCAACACATGATAAAGATAATCAATAGCTAAATCTTGATCAGCTTTTTCACAAAGGAAATCAATTAATGCTAATTTGTCAGTTTCACTAAGATCAAAAATTTTAATTTCTTTAACCTCATTAAGAAATTCTTTTTGATTTTCAGTTGTTGGATCAGTTAATTCTGATAATTTTTCTGTAATGTTCATAATTTTTTATTTATAATTTTTTATTGTTTAATATATTTTTAATTAATATCCTTCTTCTTCGTCGTCTTCTTTATATGAATTATTGATATCTTCATCATCATTAAGATCTTGTACATCAGATACTACAGTTTCTACAATTTCTATATCATCATACACTAATGTATTATCCTGCATAATACTTTCTGAAAGTTCTTGTGCATATTGTTCTACTCTTTCATAATCAGCGTCTTCCGATTCAATTGAAAGAGTCATTTGAATTTTATATTCCTTTTTTTTCATATTTTATTTTTTATTTTTTATCTTCTTTTACTTCGATTTTTAATATTCTATGTGATGGTATAAATAAGAAATCTTTATCAAATTGTTGCCATACTCCATTATTTCCTATTCCTGTCACATTTTGCCTTAATGTGTATTCATTTTCATACTCAGTAGGTATTGTTATTTCTGTTTCATCATCAAGATAAACTATTATATTATAATTCATAAATTTAATTTTTTCTTATATACTAAAAGAAAAACAATAAGTTTATAATAAGTTTATAATAAGTAGTCTTCTATCTCTGATAGCGGGGGTGCACCCTCCAAATATGTATATCTTAACCTGAATCGGCAGACTTCTTATTATAAACTAGATTTATTTTCTAAATATTTAACATATTGATATAGTATTACATTTTCTTTAATTGATTCATCTATTATTTCAAATAAAATATCAATTTCTGAATTTAGCCAATTAATTGGCTCTTCTTTCCATTCATCTGGTATAATACCAATAGGAGTAGAAGAT